GGCGATGGTTCTTCATACGTTTTGGAAGGAGAGCATCACGCACCTGATGGTCACGAATGGAACCCGTTCTTCTATGACCCGCGCACAGGAAGGTCGCGTGATGATTTGAGTCTTGATTACTTCGGTAGAAAAGTGAATCATCTATTCCCGAAAGAAGCCGTTGCGCATAAGATGGCGCAGCAACTCATTCAGGCTGGGAGGGTTCGCCCTGAAGATGCGGAAATGCACGTCAAACACGACATTATGAACGAGTCTGTTCGCCGGAAAAACGCACACATGATTCGGATGGGGCGACCTGACCAAGTCGCACCGATTCCGTGGGATGATAATATGCAACTACATGATGATTACAAACACATGACTGTAGCGCCGTCATATCAAGCGAAAAATCTTCAAACCCATGAGCGTGACGTTATGACCAATTACAATGGCAGAAAGGTGCCCTTCAATTACTTCCCCGGTGTCAATAAGGCCACAGGTCAGTCGCATGTTGAGTCGGCCACGCAACATGAATGGCGCGAAGGTCTTCAAGTATTAGACGAACTTGGGCACCGTGAACACACAAGTTGTTACAATAAATCACATATCGAGCCGGGGACCATGACCGGTCACAATGTGTATCGACATCAAACAGCACCTGACGGCGGTTCGACGGTCCCCGGCGGACATACGCCGCGTGGTGCGCAAGAAAGATACAATGAGACGCGCGAATTGCCTCCGGCGGACCCAGCGAACATTTTGTTCGATAAAAATGGCTCACCTAAACTTCCTCCGGCATTTTGGCTGAAAGGTGGCACAAATAAAGAGAAAAATGTTGGTCCTGTGCTTGAGGAACAGTATGGTGTCCAAGACCCGCAATTGCGCGATGCTATGGCGGGTTCAGCGGTCGGACAACTGCTTTGTGGGACAGGAAAGCGTTCGGGTAGCCGTTTAGACACGCTAATGAAAAAATTAGCCGATGAATTGGATATTGAAGGCGAAAACGCCGAAGCATACAAGATAATTCACTCAAATACGCCTCATTCGACTACATGGACTGGACGGGGCTCAAAGGCTGGGCGCAACTTGGCCGCAATGATACGTCTTGCTGACCACCTTCAAATCGATTTGTCAAACTTTGCTGGTGTGTCCGCGGACCAAGTGTCCGCAGGTCCGCGAATTATGCGCGAATGGCAACGAGTCGCGCCCCAAGTCGGTCAAAATCGTGGTGGTGCGGCAGAAGGACATGATTGGGACGCACCTATGCCTGAACGAGCGCATGCGTCAGCGCAATTACCTCAACAAGTGCAAGCAATTTCAGATGGGCCTACAAGACACGCTGTTATTCCTCGTGAACCGATAGGTCGCGCACCACCGTCACCAGCACCAGCCGCGACAAGTGGGTTTAGACCACTTGATTTACCTGAACGACAACCAGTCCAATCAAGATTCCAAAACATAGAGTTACCTGAACGAGAACAATATGACCCAGCCGTGCGCATATTGCGCGCGATGGAAAGTATGCAGTTGTCAATGGCGCGGCAAGATGATGCGGTTTTGAAGCACTTGCCTACAAAGCGCGACCTCAATATCCAAAATGCGCAAGATGTTGGGCTTATGGCATCACGTTTAGGCGTGACTGTGGGCGATATTCATGGTCTATATGCGTCAGGTGGGGATTGGGAAGCCGTTGCGAAACAATTTAGAGTGGCACCCGCTCTCGTCGGCGCAGTCAAGGTGGCGTTCACATGAACAGATACGAAATTCTCAAGCACGAATACGATGTAAAGCGCATCACGCATAGTGAGCCGGAAGCAGTTGCGCAAATCTTAGTGAAGTGTAATTTCCGACATGATGTCAATGAGTGGGTTTGGACCGGAAATAATGGTGCGCTACTCAAGAATTACACTGGTTTGCCGCAAATGACTAACGATACAATCCTCAAAAATTATCCACAAGCGCAGGTGCCGCAAATGGGCCAATCACCAATAGCGCAAGATGCGCATGCGCAAGGGGGAATGTCACCTATTCAGTCTCACATGCAACCCGGTGGTATGTTCGGTGGTCCCAAAACTACACTTCATGACCCGACAGGTGGGAACACTATGTCAGGCACTCGTCATCAAATGATGGGTCAAGCGCGTGGCACAGCCGAAGGTAGTCCACAACGCCGAATGATGGAAGAGCAGTATGGTCAGGTAGACCCGAGTGCGGGTCAGCGTTTGAGCAGTGCTATGAGCAGTGCCGGAGGTTGGCTCAAGGATAAATTCGGTCAGGCTAAGGAAAGGGGAGGCCAACTCGCAACAGCGGCTGGTGACAGAATGTCAGCCGGATTCGCAGGCGCAGGTGCCGGTCTTGATTCAGCAGTGCAAGGCACGAAAGGATTCTTTGGACGCATGAAAGAAGGCGCAGGGAAGGCGTGGGGTGCCGCAAAGGAAGGCTTCGCTAACGAAATGGACCGAAGACAAGGTCAGTTTGATGGAGGCGGGGCACGTCGTCAAGGCACTACAGACCAACAAAGAGCAGCAACTTTTGATGATTCTGCATTGTTAGGTGCAGGTTGGACTCAACAACAAATCGATACCATGCGTGGTGCCACAGGTGGCACCGCAGGGCCATCAGTGGCCGATAGTGGAAGTGGTTCCGAGGGTGGTTCCACCGCAGCACCAGTAACTACTACATCAGGTGGCCCCGGAGACGGCGGCGGCGCTGGTGCGGCAGCATCACAACCAGCAGGTGCTGGCGATTGGGACGTTAATTGGGCAGGCCAAACACCAACTATGGGCGCTCCACCATCAAGTCAGCCAACTATGGGCGCTCCACCATCAAGTGAGCCAACTATGGGCGCTCCACCATCTACTCGACAACACCAACCACCAACTATGGGCGCTCCACCATCCACATCCAGCGCATCCGGTCAAGTCGCCGCTACCTCAGAACCAGCACACTTCGGACCATTAAAGGAAGGCAGTGGGCCCCACAAAGGATGGGAGAAGTCAATGCCTGACATGAGTGAGGGGGATTCCCTTGAAGGGCAAGATGCAGCATGGAAAGCGAATACGGCTCTTGATTCGATGATGCAAGGTGGCGAATATGACGCTGCTACCATGAGAGGTGGTGCGGGTATGACTCAGCGCGTTCACGACCGCGGGCGAAAACAATTCAATCCTGAAATGGCAGCAAAAATGCTCAAGGCGCACATAGCCGGTCAATCATCTTCCTTCAACCACGCATGGGACAACCTTCTCAAGGGGCTGTGATTCTGTGTGCCGCAGTTTGATGACCCCATTCTTGAGATAGATTGGGAAATGAGCAAGAAGGACTTCACGTTCTTCTTCCAAGACATTCTCGGGTGGCAATTATCGCACCATCACGCCGCGTGGGTGGACAATCTTCACACGCATGACCGCTATTGCGTGAAGGCTGCGCGTGACCACGGTAAATCCGTATTGTTCCTTTCCTACCTGCTATGGCGCGTCGCGTTTACACCGAAGACAAAGGCCATCATTTTCTCTCACTCACTCGACCAAACGATTCGTCACATGCGATTTATGGACGACATGATTCAATCCACACCGATTCTCAAACACCTGCGTTCAAAAGATTCGTGGGCCAAGACATACTTTGGGTTTAATAACGGCTCATTCGTTAGCGCGAAGTCGGTCGGTGGTGCGGTGCGTGGTGCGCACCCTGACATCATCCTTTGTGACGATATTTTGTGGGGGACCACGGACACCGAATTGCAGAAAGTAGCGTCATGGTTCTATGAAGTCATGGTCCCAACGCTGCACCACACAGCCAAACTGATGATTGTCGGCACACCGTTTACGCCGACTGACCTTTACACGGAATTGGAGTCCAAAGAAGGCTACCTTGTCGAGACATACCCTGCAATAAATGAGAGAGGTGAGTGTCTTTGGCCTGAGCGATGGGACTTAGATGCGCTCGATGTGCGTCGGAAAGACATGCCCGCTGTTGCGTTTGCGCGTGAATACTTGTGCGAACCAATTGATGATGCAAGCAGTCTGTTTCCAACCGCAGTCTTGCAACCATGCCGTGACCGAGGTTTGTCGATTTACCCGCGCAGACCTAAAGGTGACGAAGCGCAGTATTTCATCGGATGGGACCCAGCGATTTCGTCCGACAGGTCAGCGGATTTCACTGTAATGATTGTGCTACGGAAGCAAATTGATGACCCCATTCTTGAAATCGTGCATGTTGTGCGGCGCAAAGGTATGGATTTCCGCACCCAAATTATGGAAATCCAACGTCTGAATGCCAAATTCTCACCTGAAGTTATTGAGTTGGAAGCGAACCACTTCCAGCGTGTGTTCGCAACTGAATTACGCGCCAATACTGACCTCCCTATCAAGACATTCATTTCATCCAAAACAAAACGTGAATCGTTGCTCATGGGTTTGGTCTTGAAGTATGAGCGCGAACAGATGCGCATGCCATACGCGGACGAAGCAAGTCGTGAGATGACTCATATTTTGGAAAATGAATTGCTGATGTTCGGGATGAGTCAGAAGGGAAAACTTGAATCGATTGGTCGACACGACGACTTTGTGATAGCCCTTGCGCTTGCCCATTGGGGAACGACAGAATTCCGAGAGCGACTTATTGATTTGGATGATGTGATGCCGGGTATGGACGTGTTATTGTGACGTGGGGGAGCAGATTGGTAGGCGATGATTATGATGCACCTATTGAAGGGTTAGCCCCTGACCTTGCACGCATCGTCAAAGAATTAGCACAGCACCCTACGTTCAGTAAGAACGAACAAATATCACAGCCGGGTATCGGTGACGCTTCTCCAACTTTGTCTCAAGGCGAAGGCTCATTGACAGCCAAACCTAACGAAGGTGATTCTGACCCTGAAGAAGAAAGAAAACGACGCGAGAAATTGATGACCACCGCGCAACAACTTGGTGAGCAAGCAGGCGCACCACCCGAACAGATACAAATGTCATTTCCTATATCGGGTGATGGGTGGTTTGAGACCTATTTTGGCAGACCTGCTGAATCGCTTGTCAAAGATTTGAGAATGGTGCGACGCACTCACAAGGATTTCAAAGTGGACATCGATGATGCGATTACCGCAGTGCGTCTCGTTAAGCGAATGGAAGTTGATGAGACACTGAAATCTATCTCATGGGGGCATCATCATGAAGATTCAATGCGCAATCTTGGTATGTCTGACCGCGATTTGAATGCGCTGCGCAAATATGCCAAGCCACGAGAAGTGAGTTTGAGACAGGCGTGTATCATGTGGGAACGCGCTGATGCTACAATTGACCGATTGAACAAACACGAAGATGTGTGGGGTTCGATTGAGCAAGCAGAGTGGCTTGAAGCGTTGCAGTTGAAGAAGGACGCGAAGAAACAGTGGAAAAATACCTTGCATCAAACTGACAATCTCACAAAGAATGAAGCCACATGGCTCACAAAGGCTGTGCATTTCCTCGATTCTAATGGTGTGACACCCACCCGCGCACTATGCGAGAACATGAATGAGCGCAACTTGACCACACAGAAACTCGGCGCGTTGCTCAAGACGTATGGTGAGGACTTCGGTATCATCAAAGCGTCGCGTAGTGCATGGACTTTGATGCGCACCAATGGCACTATTCTTGTCAAGGATGTGTGGGCATACGCTGCGGGCTTCATTGACGCTGACGGTTACATCACAATCACCAAACGTGGTGAACCGCGTGCTGGTATAATCGCGACAGGTGACCGAGGGCGCGTGCATTGTGAGAATCTATACAAGAGTCTCGGATGCGGTGTCCTACAACTTGACCTCAAAATCCACAAGAACAGCCGACGTAGTCAACACCGGCTACAATTTTATTCCAAATCTGATATACACAAATTGCTCACAGGTGTCGAACCACATTTGCACTTGAAAAAGCAACAGGCCCGTGCCGTAATGGAACTCTTGGGGCTTGGGCGCGAGGATATAGCAAAGGCGCGCAAGGTCGAATTACAGCGAATTGTCAAGTGGAACAATTGGAAAGACACAAAGGCGGATGACCTTCTCGCCGAATGGGGCGTAGATGTGGAGACGGTCGAAAAATGGGAGACGCGCGACCCTGAAATCGTGCAACTTGGTATTGAAGCCGAGCGTTTGATGGGGGGTCTATGATGAAGAAGCCAAAGGGTGTCGCTGTGATGCGTATTACTATCAAGCCGAAGAAGGGCGGGTCGGATGAGTCACCTGTTGATGACGACCCGGACGACGACTATGATGGCGTTCAAGAAGACGACGAAAGTGGCCACGGTGAAGGCATGAAGGAAGCCATGAAATTGATTCAATCGTTGTTAGGCGGAGGTGACGAAGTAGACAAGGCAGAAGACAATGTGACGTGGACTTCTAATGACCCTCGTTATCACGACACTGTAATGAGTGGAGGTATGGAACATTGCGCCAATTGTGGGACAAAGGTCGGTAAATGCAAATGCCCATGTCGTGTATGTGGGCAGTCTATATCAGAAGACGATACATGTGAATGCGGTGATGAATAATGCCTGATGAAGAGAAGTCCCGAATCGGCCGATTCCTCGGTGCGCTGACCAAACCGTTCCGGCGTTCCTCCACACCTGAACCACAAATGCCCTTGTGGAAGGCAGGTATTCAAGAGCCTGTCCTCGTGCAGGGTGTCACAATCCCCGCGCTGTATGCCACAGTGCAAGAATCTATCATTCTCCGAACCACAATCAACACGCTCGCGCAAGAGATTTTCAGGCGCGGCTACTATTGGGAACGTGTGTTCCACAAGAAGTGTGAAGAGTGTGAAGAAGAGTTCCAGCACGATGTGGAAGAGTGTGATGTGTGTGGTGGTGAAGTCTTTGACCCTGACGTTGACCAGATGCTTTACCCGAAGTGGTTGCTCAAACAGCGTAACGACCAAGACCAATCCTTCTTCGATGTAATGCGCGAGATAGAATGGGACCTCGATATTGTCGATGACGCGTTCCTCGTATTGCAGAAGGAATACTTCATCGACGAGAAGACCAAAGAAGTCGAATTCTTCCGTATCAAAGCCATGATGCGCGCTGACCCTACGTTCATGCGACTTGTTGCAGATAAGCGCGGTGTGCGTGGTGGTCGCTGGTTGATTTGTCCACGCGCTG